GAATGGTGGGATTTCGATCATATTGATGGATGATCGTGAATGGTACACCTTCCTCATTAATGACCATGTTGGATTGAATCTTTGGTCGTGGTTCGTCCAAGACATTCCATAGATGTGGCTTTGATGGGTCGGCTACCGTGCCACACTGACACGCCCAATCATCGTCATGCGTCGTAGGTAGGAAGTTTCCCTTCATGGTCTGATTGACAAGAATATTATAGGCCGATTGATCCGATGGAATATATCGTTGGTGCGTCATGTTATACAGTGTGATGAACAGTCCCATCATCTGTTCGGATAATCCAGCCACCACACCAACATTGTAAATCGTCCATTCTTTTGCCGTTTCATAGACTAGTGGACCAAAGCCGTTCAACATGTTATCGGCACCCCATGATTCATTCTTGTATCGAATACCCTCTGACGATGCTACCAACGAATGTCCGGTAAACACCGACAGCTCATTTCGATCACGAAGCCAAGCTGATGGATTTTTCTGGAAATACACATCACGAACGTCCGTGGTGATTACATAACGAAACTTCTTCCAGTAGTCATCTGTAGTCAATAGCTGCCAGGCATGAAAGAATCGCATCTGGTGGGCTTGGGTGTCTCGACCCTTCGCATTGTGATCAATTGGTCGGCCAAACGGATCATGATCAATTTGATATATGTCCACGCCGTAATTCTTGGCGTTCTCCACAACATCGGGTGCGACTCGATAGGTCAATAGTGCAATTTCTCCATCAAATCCACTGTCACGAGCGCTTCGTGCCCAAACTTTAATCTTTGACCAATCGTAAAGGTCGGCGGCACCGATCAACAGATCAGGCTTATCATTCGGAACTAGTAAGGTCATACTCGACTCCAATCAATGCCCGGTGCTGCCCACATTGGTTCACAGTGTGTAGAGAGGCCAGGGATTGGTGTGATTAGAGCACGGCCCTTCTCCCGTAGATACATGAAACAGCCAAAATCGTTCGGGTGTGTACCTGTGGTGAAATCACGCCAAATTTTCTCGTCATCCCTGAGTTGCTGAACTGTCGTAGCAAATGTCATGGTCGTACTATTTGTCAACTTCCAGTGTGAACTCGGTGTACGGAAGACTTTCGTTACCTCACCAGCATCTTCGCCTATATACGGATTTCCACCTCTGGAGACAGGAATATATTTGTCGTTGTGATCATACAAACTCACATACTCAGCAATCTGCAATCCTTCCGTTAATGCTTTTGCTGAATTAGGCAGGTGAAGGTAGTCGTCTTCCAAAAAGTAAATGATGCTATTCGGATCAGTGAAGTTCTTCAGTGCATAGTCAAACACATGACGCCAACTACCTGCTGAACTACCGCCTACATAGTATTGTAAATCACCGAAGAATCGTGTGCTGTCAATATGTTCAATTTCAGCACGAGTCTCTGGGAGTAGGTTCGTTTCATCAACAAACAGATGCACATCGTTGATATCGAATTCCTTCAAACAGTTTTCCAAGCAATGTAATTTCGTAGCGTGAGGAAACTTTGGCTTCTTATAGCCGTTATCACTGAGTCGGTAGATGACATTAATTTCACTCATAGTTCTTCACGGCCTCGTTCGTCAACTTGATATGTCATACGGCGAATATTACCCATCTTGTTCAAGTCATAAGTTCTATATGCGTCCGTCTTTCTGATGACATCTTGACTCAGAACTCGAGCATAGAAATCGGTAGGTGACACATAAATGTCTCGTTTAGCAAACACTTCGACCATCATGGTTCTACGATCAATAGCTTTCATTGATAATGCGTGAAGCTTCATCTTGTATTCTGGATTGACTACAAACGCCGTTCGTTCTTCACCGTTATACATGAATTGTATTACATCACCAACATTGATATTAGCTCGATCAATAGGTTCCGGCTTACTTAGGTATGCACGATGTGACGCCAGAGCTTGATTGTTCTCTGACGCCATTTTCGGTGTATTAGACTGTTTGGAGTTCTTCTGCATTGATCTTCTTGAGGGTTGGCAGTGTAGTTACCACAGACTTTTGTGCACCCAGCTTCTTCAGCGTAGGCAACACAACCGGCACTTCTGTAACAATTTCAAATGTTGGCACATATTTCTCCAACAATTCCTTTGTTCTCGTGCGAATGGTGCTGTATCCAAACAATTCACGATTCTTTTTCGCTAGACGCTTAGCAGGCAACAAGAACTGATCATACTTCTTGAATACCCACATGAAGGCATTGGCACCCGCATTCATGTCTACATTAAACCATGACGACTGTGGGATGATAACATTTTCCCACACCGCGCCAGGTTCTACTGGGCGAAGTTCTCCAGGCACCAAAATTGCTTCATCGACATTGAGGAAGTCTAGGTGTCCCGACCACGATGATGCAATGACCGGCTTCTGGCTCATCGTGGCTTCGAGTAGTGGACGGCCAAAGCCTTCACCCTTCGTGAAACTTACATGCGCCTTGACTTTTGGATGGTTATACAATCCATTCATTTCTTCTTCAGTCAATTCACCGTGTAACAAATACACATTCGGACATCCGGTTCCACATGTTGCACGAATTTGTGCAATCTTATTCAAACATTCCTCACGGTCAATCACACCGAACCCAGCGCCAGAAGTCTTGAGAATCAAGGCAGGACGATTTGTAGATGGTGTGTTCTTGAAAGTTTCACAGAATGTCTTAATCAAGACACCAACATTCTTACGATCTTCGCCCATATTACCACGGAGCCAATGTCCGACGAACAAGAAACAAAACTTTTCCTTGATGGCGGCGAGCGATGCCTGAACCGTCTTCGGCACTTCGTCACTGGCCAACTTACGGAATATATCCGTGTGCACACAATTGTGCAATACCTCAACAGGTACACTTACCTTGTGTCGGCCCATTAACTGACCATTAGGTGCCTTTTCTTCAATCGTGGTGTTTTCCAACACGGTCTTAGAATGTTGTGAAATTGTCCAAATTGTGTTCATACGATTACATCCCTGCACCCACGGGAGACTAATCAAAGTCGTTTCGATACCAGCCGTGATGCCGATGTTAAACTTACCCATTGGCTGGAATTCATTAGGCACACTGATTTGAATGAACAATTCCGGCTGACGCTGAATTTGTTGTTGGTTCTGGACGATACGAGTAATTAGTGCATCGTCCTTACCCGTCTCCAATGCGTTCATTGGTGTGACGCCCCACGGTAGGCTAATCAACTTGACATCGTAGAGATCAAGGTCGATGATGTGGCGAGCAATGTCTCTTGCCATATCTCCATAACCCGAACGGGTTTCCAATGGACTTTGAATTACACATAACGGCTTAGATGTCATTGAACTTCACTCCAGAATTAAATGCTTCAAAATGATATTTACGACTGTTAACTTCGACATCACCAGACAAACGGTTGTCAGATTCATTAAATTGTGTAGACACAGAAGTCATAGACAATCCAACACTCTCCAATGCATTTCGTAAATCTTGGTGCAATTTATTTTCTGTTTGTGTTGACCACGGTTCAAACAGATAGCTGTGTAACACACGAACCACGGCCGTTTCAGCGAGATTAGTCATTCGTCTTTAACTCCTCGGGGATAACACCACCACGGACGGTAATGGTCGTAATAGTAAACTTCTTGTCTTTCTTATCTTGTTCATCTCGGGTAAATACCAAGACCACAGTATCACCGTTTGCTTGTGGTTCCAACACACGAACCAATCGTTCTTCATACCCAAGCTGAACTAGTTTTGTATCTAGTATCTTTGCCAGTTGTTCACGGAGTTCATCGGTGATCTCTACACTGACATGCTTCTTCATGAAGTCATCCAGTGTAGGTTTGATCAACGCCATAACTGGTGTGAGTGTTACATTTGTTTCCATTAGTCTGCCTTGTAGATGTCAAACTTGACACGAGGCTTCCAGTTAGCATATACATCATCGAAGGCTTCAATGAATCGGTCACCCATCATTTGTGAGGTCATGCCAACTTCCTTACTCATTGCCCACTCACGACCAATCTTACCACGACGAGCACGCTCTTCCGGTGATAGATCGTAGACAGTACGGATGCACTTTGCGGCATCACGATAGTCACAACGATCATCGAAGATATACGGCGTCGGTGGTGAACCAATCAATGCACGGTTATTCGGGAAGATCGGTACTACCCACGAACCATGATCACGATAACGACCATCGGCATTCGTGCCCCATTCTGCATTGTAATGCACATCGGGATCAAGTAACTTACCAGCTTCATCACGGAAGCCCATCTGGTCTTGGAGTCCACCCGTGACATTGGCAATAATCATCTTCTCCGCCAACATGGCTTCAAGTGTGCCGATACCAAATCCTTCATTGGACGCCATGTTAATGACGACATCAGCATTGTGATAAATCTTTACCATGTCTTCTGGCGAGACTCGTTCTGGCGAGAATACGGCCTGAACTTCAGGAGCAAGGTCACGGAGCACGGCGAACAAATCCGTACCGTTGTCATCCACAGGCTGTGTGTGGAAGATGATACGGCAAGCATCACGATCCTTTTCAGGCAATCCATTAATGAAATCTCGGAATGCTAGAATCACATCACCCGTCATCTTACGACGAATATTACGATTGTTGTAGAGCACGGTGAACTTCACCTTTTCCCAATCATCACCAAACATCTTCTTACGCATGTCCAGTGCCGCAACAACATCTTCTTCCTTGTCCAACTTTTTCCACAACTTCGGATTCACACCGTGTGGAATATACTTGACTTGCCAATCGGCCGGCTTGTCTTTCTGCCAGACCTGACGAACAATGTTATAGGTCTGTTTGGAGATACCGAAGATTGCATCACATGAACGATAGTAATTCTCGTTATACTTCGGATATGGCACATCGTCCCATACATGATAATACATCAATGGCATGGTTTGACGAATTTCGTGTTCCATGTTATAGAGCCAACCCCAGAATCGAGGATCAGTAAAATGCATAATGCCATCTGGCTGTTCGTTCTTAATCAGCCAACGCAAAATGCCAGGGTCGCCGTATCCGTTATATGGGAAAATACGAAGATAGGCGTCCTTAACGCCAATTTCCTTGGACAGTGATTCGGAAATGTCCACACCCTTACCGACTTCTGGGTGGTTGATGGCAGCACCGAGTTGAACCCAATTGATACGATGTGCCGTTTCCATCACAATTTCACGCGACATAACACCAACACCACTAGGCATTCGCAAATCGTCGCTGAGTAGTAGAATCTTTTTACGCTGGTCCTTCGGCAACCAACCGGCACGCTGAGGCACTTCAGCTTCAGGCACTACTGGCGTTGTAACAAGTTCTGTTGTCATAATTTCTGTTTATCTCCCGGTTGAACCACTAAATTGTCCGCCCGAACCAGACACCGCGTGAATGAATAGATTTTCAACGAATCGACCGATCTTCAATCCTTTACGATTACAGAAATCGACTACTTGATCTTTCACTTCTCGGCGAATCTGGATGGTAGCGTATTCGTTGTCCTTCTGTGTCTTTGCCATCCGTGTTTCTCCGTAAAATGGATAGGAACCTACTATAAGTAGTAGAATGTGGTAGAAAACGACAGAAGCCGACTTTTTAGGTCGGCTTCACGGGTCGTGGAATTTCTACTAGTTCGTCGTAGGTCACAGGTCGATAATTTGTGAGCTCTACACCAGCATTGAAATGTGTATCTTTACCATACAACCAATCATATTCATCAAATCGAAACCTATCGGTGTTTCGAATCATATTGTTATGATGGTGTCCGTAAATGTTATACTGTGCCCATCCCAAATGTTGTTGTGGTTCGTGGCTGAGAACAATTCGACGATCATCCAAATTGATGTTGAAAGTGTTCAGTCGCCAGTGTTTGCTGTGACCAATGATGTGTGTAAAGAATTCTCGATATAGCTTTCTATACTTTCCATCGGCATCCGCGTGTTTGTCGTGATTACCGAGAATGATGTAATGATCGCCCTTGGGACGCCATTTTGTGTTAAGGAGATTCACGGGATTGAACACAAAATCACCCATGTGGAAGATCGTCTTTCCGGCTTCATCAGCTTGCTGAATTCCGTTCAACATCAGTGCGTCCATTTCTGCCGTGTGAGGGAACTCAAATGGTCGTTCACAATACTTGATGATGTTGGCGTGACCAAAGTGTGTGTCCGAAATAAACACACAATCTTCGGACTTAAATTCTGGATGTTGTTCACTCATGGTTGTTTAGTGGTTTCGTAACACGGTTTGTTAAACCACGGGTGATATAGCTTGCCGTATCGTGGTTCACCGTTAGGTTCGACTTCCATACCAACAAAAACTACATTGTCGGGTAGGTTCATCGAATACCACGGCTTGCCATCGACTAGACAGGTTGCGTTCGCATTTACTGTTGTAGTAGACATTACCAATTCCATCCCGGCGGGAGTTGAAGTTCTGGTGGACGAGCTTCGTCGTGACTTTGCATCTTGCCATTACGAAACTTTTCCATGATGTCATCCACGGTGATTAATTCTGTGGGTTGGTCTAATTGCTTTGAGTAAGTCTTATCTGGACCACCCGGCAACTCAAACCGTTCCGCTAAGAGGCGCCAAGTCTTCTGTAACGCCACAATGTTCGTGGATACATTAGTTGGATAGAAGTTTTGAATCAACTTACGATCCGTCAAATACATCTTCTCCTTCGGCAATATCCGGTCCTCAACCCATACCCACGGACGAGGATCATCATAGTCGATGGCTTCGGTCTTCTGACCAATGAAGCCTTTTGGATTGACAATGTTCTTGAACACTTCCGGTGCAATCTTACCACCCAACCGATAACTCAATTCTTCAGCACCTTCTTGGCGTAACCGGCCACTCGGACACCACATCGTTAACCAACGAACTTCAAAGTGTTCCAAGGCCCAGTTAATGAAGTCAGCGGCTCGAGGTGCGCCATATCCACCGATATGATTCGTCCAGACGATAATCGTATCGTCTACGTCGAGATATAGGATCCGTGGCTTAGTGGTGTTCGTTGGGGTAGAGTCTGCTGAATTCGTCATGTTGTAAGTTCTCTTGTGCAAGCTGTCGTAATGAAATGCCGGTATTCGGAATCACTTGAACCGAACGGTCATCCCACAATTCAATCATACTGTAATCTTTCACATTCGTGACCTTGAGCACTTGACCAATATGTTCAAGACACCACGCCTCAATCGCTTCACGAATCTTCTGTAAATCGCCGGGATGTTCTTCGCTGACTCGTGCAGTAAAGATACGAACTTCGATGCCGTTGTCTAACCAGCGTTTGACTCGTTCAAGCATTGCCGGCACCGGCGAGCCGATGTAGGTATTTCCGTTCTTATAGAGATCGCCGTAGTGATACTCTGCAAGTGTTCCATCAAGATCAACTGCTATGTATCCCATTTTATTTCCTTTTGAATGTCGTTCTGTGGCACTTCAAACACAAAGTTCTTCCATTACTAATATCATATCGTAGTTCTGGGTGTGTTGTCCAAGGTTTTATGTGATCTGCTTCAAGATTACCACCTCGTTTGTTACAGAACTGACAGGTGTAATCATCTCGTTCAAATACAGATTTTCGCCAGTTCTTGTATTCCGATTGTGCCATAAGAATTCTTCTTTCCTTGGCATTCAATTTCCAACTACCACCTTTCCAATTGGCATTTGATTCGTCTTGTCTTGATTTTCTTTGACATTCTTTTGAACAAGTTGTGTATTTCAACTTTTCAGACGGACGAACTTCAAATTCCATTTTACAAATCTTACATAAGATTTTCTCTCTAACTCTATCTGCAAGATTTCTACAATTCATTGAACAAAAATGTCTTTTTGTTCTTCTAAAATGACAATCGGGTTTATGGAATTCAGCGTTGCAGTATTGACATAGTATTTTCATATGAACCTCCTACAAAATAACTAGTCTAAATCTACACCAATCCATTCACTCATTGATCTTCCTCTTGGTATTTGTATTTTGTCTTTTCGTAGAACTTATTCATGTAATCGGCAGCAAGATAACTTTCTTCTCGTTCCTTTAATACCAGATACTTGTTACGAAATCGTTCTGCCACTTCACGAGCTTCATCTCGTTCTTTTAACAGTTTGCCATTTTGTTCAAGAACTTTTCGATACAACTCTGATTTATGTGAGACATCTCGTTTATGAAAATCATTCTTTGATGAAAGTTCACGATTTTCTTGTTCAAGTTCATCAATTCGGCGATGTGCTAACTTGCGCATATTAGAATGATGTAACGCTACGAAATATAGAATCGTTGAAACGCCTAGTGATATAATCAGAATTGTACCATCCGTCATCACTTCACCTTTCGTTTCTTAGCTGGAAGATAAAACGATTTGTCACACTTGGCTTCATCGTTTTTGAATGGACAATACTTACATGCTGAATCGGATGGCGTTGCGTGTAGCTTCGACACATCGGGTTCACCATTTTCATTGAAGATGGCGAGGAACTGAGCAAATCGTTCCGTGGCACGCTTCATACTGATTGAACCATTGCTCGGTTCGAATCCCACAATGTGCTTCACCTTAAACTCGGTATTCTCGGGCAGTTTACGCTTGAGAATAATAAACTCGACTTTGATGTTGTCTTCAGGAATACCAAAGATTTCACTGTAATACTTCTTATACAACAAGAGCTGGTCAATCTTTTTCGGATCTTTCTTCTGATATGACCAGCCAAATCGTGAAGTCTTGAAGTCATAGATATACAGCGTCTTCATGGCCTTATGATAGAGCACCACATCAATGAAGCCTCGGAACTTGACGCCGGGTGCCACGAGCACTTCTAGCGGCACTTCGATACCAACCAACTGATGCGTCTTCGGAAACCAATCCTTGGCATACTCACGCACATGATCGAGGATGTTACAACCATCGGCATAATACTCAGCGACCTCTTTCTGTGTCGTGAGCTTACGGTCTTCCAAGAACAATTCTTTTTGAACGAGTTCCATGAGCTGTTCCTTCAACATGGCATGCATATCAAAGGTTCTGGCTTTGGCGGCATTATCACCATACAGCAGAGTCAGCCAATGCTGAATTGTGTTGTGCATGGCCGTGCCGAATACCAGTTCAATACCAGAGTCGGTCTTGTACCCGTCGATATAACGAAGTTTCCACTGTTGCGGACAATTCGCCCACATCGAATACTGACTATAACTCACCATCCGTTCTTTGGATGCCGATTCTTGACCAGTCGAAGTGGTCGCCGGGGTCGGACTTTCTTCCACGAGGAATGGCGATGTCGCTGTGACCGATGATTTTTTCGTCCGTGATGTCATGAAATCGTTTCTTCTGAGTGTTGATGAGCCACTGTAGACTCTGGTATTGCTTGTCTGTGTAATCTACCTTGCCGTCGTTCTGTAGGCAAACACCGATACTGTATCGGTTCATTCTAACATTGCCGTCCCAATACGATAGTCCAGCATGATTCGCTTGATACTTGGGATCAATCAATTTGTGAATCGTGCCATCACGGCGAATGAAGTAATGATACGAGTTCCGCTTCCGCTTCAGCCATCGAAAAGTCTGTTTGAAATCCATACTGGCATCGTAATGTAACACGATGTAGTTGTTAGTGGTATCTCGTCTATCGCCTTTCGGAAACGGCGTATTGATGACTTTAGGTGGTTGGAAGTTGAGTGCCCATAAAAATAACAAAATGTGCATATTCTCCTCATTTATAAACCTAACACCCCACCACTCAAAAGTCAAGAGTTATGGGGTGTTTTAGGTTGTATAGATTCTATACTACCAGAATCATCAGTTTTTAATCTTTTAGGCGGCCCGAAAATTGCATCCCATTGTAGTTCATAGCTGATTCTATCAATGGCAATGGGTCGTGGCGTGTCGCCTTTACCGTTCTGACTCATTCGTCAGACTCCATAGTGGTCTTCGTTTCCATACCGATTTTGATGCGTCATTATGCTGTTGTGAGATTTGTTTTAACGTCAATCCGTAGGTGCGTTCATTGAGATAGGTTAATTCTTTTCCACACTTGTTACATGAAATAACCTTCTGCATGCGACCATCCCGAAGCATGGTTTCCATTGGATTGTTACTGCGTGTCAATTCACGATTGTTACAATAGATGTATCGAAACACATCATGTGCAGCACCTCGCATTAACATTTCAGACAATCCCGCTAATCCAAACCACATTAGTCAGAATATCCGCAGTCTGGACATTGAAAGTATCGACCACCTTCCCATCCTTGATTACTGCCGTTCAAGTGTGGACAAGTCTTTTGTAAGTTACGAATTTCTTCATCGACGGCACTGAGCTGTAGTCGGTGTGTCTTTTCGAGTCGCGTCTTCAGCTTTTCAAGGCTTCGGACGGCTGTTAGTGTTGTGGAAATAGTGTCACTCATAGTTTTGCCTTTTTGATTTTCTTGTTATCAAGTCCATACCCTTCACAGATTGCTCGAAGTTCTTCACGACCTTCATCAGTTCGGTAGAACAGTTCTAAGTAATCTTTGGCTTCGTCTTCTGAGACTTCATATTTCTTCGCCACTAACTCAACCAACCACGATTCGTACTTGTCTTCCTTCTTACCTTTGACCCACTTATTGTAATACTTGCCTTTCGGTAGAGCCTGACTGTAAAACAAATACAAGGATCGTGCATCAAGCTGATCCCAATATTTGTTCGCTTCGTTCACTACCGGCAAGAAATCGGGATTCATACTAATCCCCATATTGATCACGAACGGACTAAATGTTTTCTTGTCTGGTTCGGTCAGCGTGTCGAAATAATCAACACGCTGATTTCCGTAAATCGCATTAATGTGATCAAACGGCGTTTTTTGTTTCACGGGTCACATCCACAGTAAGATTCTGTTAATGACATCAATGTATATCGGTCACTTTTGTTAACGGGCCTTGGCTCTGTTGTAACGCGAGTTTTATATGATTTATTACGTCCACATACAGGACACTCACCCACATAAAATCTATACCAATAAAACATCAGACCTCCGCTGGAAGGTA